GCCAATCACCAACGTGCAGCCAAGCAAAAAGAAGGGTGACGGCGAGGGCGAAGCTCCTGTAAAAGTTTGTGACGTATGCCATGAGATCGTTCACATCTCGGCGCACACTTGCCCTAACTGCGGCACACCATTTCCACCAGCACCTGAGAAAAAACTAGTGTTGCGCCATGACGACATTATGGGCTTGGATGGTGTGGATATGCCAATCAGTGAGTGGCATTGGCGCAAGCACGTCAGCCGCGCCTCGGGTAACGAAATGATCGCCTTAACTTATTACGGTGGTCTAACTGATCCACCCATCACAGAGTACTTGCCTGTCTTAAATCAGGGCTATGCCGGCAACAAAGCCATGCAATTGCTACAAGATATAGGGCAGCGCTCAAACGCCACGCTTACGGGCATTAATCAAGCCTCAGAGCCATTGACATATTTAGTTACACAGATGAATCAGTCAAACCCGCCAAGCATGATTGAGTACAAACGTGATGGCAAATTTTATAGAGTGGTGAAGAGATTATGGTAACCGCCGTATCAGAACACATGGAACAAGCCCGCCTAGTTATGTGGTTTAGGCGTACCTATCCGGATACATTAATCTTTGCCATCCCGAATGGCGGGCTGCGCTCTAAGTCACAAGCCTTGAAACTCAAAGTCGAGGGCGTAGTGCCTGGCATCCCCGACCTTTTCATCCCTGCGTGGATGACTTGGGTGGAGATGAAAAAAGCAAAAGGTGGGAAATTGTCAGAAGAACAACAATTAATGATTAAATATTTACAAAGTGTGAATTATTGTGTTATTGTGGGTCATGGTGCAGAAGACGCCATCAATCAACTAAGGAACCAACATGAAATTATGCAAAGACTGCAAGCACTTTGACAACAGCAAGCTAGGTATGGAATGCAAGCGCCCGATGGGGTTGTCGCCTGTGACAGGCTTACCTAAGTTTCGCAAAACACCTGCTGAACTTGAGCGTACGCTTGACGCTACTGGTTGTGGCATTGATGCCAAGTACTTTGAAAATAAACCAATCTAAAACAAACGCCCCCTTCCAAGGGGGCATAAGGAGAGCATCATGGCATTACAAGAATGGAGCATGGAATTACTTTCAGCCGTCTTAGCACTTTTGCGCGACGCTGACCCCAAGTCTGAAGCGGCAATCAAGGCGCGTCAGTTGTTGGCTACCAAGATCACCAATTAAGGACACAACATGAAAGTTCAAAACTTAAACCACGCCAACGTAATTGAGTGCCGCTTGGGCGGCATACCCGCACAGATCGCCGTGTGGCGCAACAATGAATACACCGTGATGGATAGCCGAGGCTATGCGGCACCGTGGCTTGAGCGTAAGGCAGGGCAGTCTGCCGTGTTTGAGGCCATTCAAATTGATGCTGAAGAGCGTTTTGATATTTATCAAACTAAGGAGTAACTATGAAACAAGAACCTAAAGATCGTTTTGTCACCATCCGTATGCCAATTGAGTTGTTTAAGGTTGTCAAAGCACTTGCAGATGGTCAGACGCGCTCGGTTAGCCGTCAGATCATTCACTTGGTTAAAACTGGTTTGGAGGCGAAATGAAATTATTTAAACAATTTACTTTTGAAGCCGCTCATTCTTTACCGGATTTTCCGCAAATGCATGGGCATTCTTATTATGTTGAAGTTTGGGTTTGGGGAACCGCATTAAATGGTTACGTTATGCATGAGGACAAAATTAATGCCGAATGTTTAAAAGTTAAAGCATTACTTGATCATAAATATTTAAATGCTTTGATTGAATTGCCAACATCTGAAAACATAGCTAGATTTATTTGGAAAGAACTTGATCATTTACGATTGTTTGAGGTAAGAGTTGAGCGACCAACTGTTGGCCTTGGCGTGGTGTACAACGGGGAGTTGTGGTGATTCATTATCACGGGCTTCCGATTACACCTGCTACAGCTGCCGTTAAAGCTATTGAAACAGGCCATGCTTTTATAAGTTATGCCCACGCAGATCAACTTGGTTTGGCAATAGAGGTATGCCAATCTTTTGCCGTGGACAACGGTGCATTTAGCGCATGGAAGTCTGGCAATCCAATAAAAGATTGGTCAAATTTTTATGGGTGGGCAGACCAATGTAAACGTATACCCGCTTGTGACTTTGCTGTGATACCAGACGTAATTGATGGGTCGGAAGCAGACAATGATGCACTTCTTGCCGAATGGCCTCTAAACAATTGGTTTGGCGCACCTGTTTGGCATATGCATGAATCTATTGGTAGGTTAGAAAAACTTGCCGCAGATTATCAACGTGTGTGTTTTGGCAGTTCTGGGCAATTTGCAAACATTGGCACTACCGAATGGTGGATACAAATGGCGGTAGCCATTCGCGCAATTAGTGATAAAGAAGGTAGACCACTTGTAAAGATTCATGGGTTGCGAATGTTGAATCCGGCAATATTTACCAAGTTTCCGTTTGCTAGCGCTGATAGTACTAACATAGGTCGCAATATTGGCATCGATAAGACTTGGAAGGGGAACTATATGCCGACCACCAAAGAAGCACGGGCGTTAACTATGAGAATGAGAATTGAATCTTATAACTCGCCAGCGCGTTGGTTATTTCAAGTTCCTGAAACACGACAAGGATCATTATTATGACGTATTCAGTTAAAGAGATTTTTTACACATTGCAGGGCGAGGGAATTCACGCAGGCAGAGCCGCAGTATTTTGTCGTTTTTCAGGATGTAACTTGTGGTCAGGTCGTGAAAAAGATAGAAGTACAGCAATATGTAAATTTTGTGATACTAAGTTTGTTGGCACTAATGGAACTCTTGGAGGAAAGTTTGCCGAAGTTGAAGATTTGGCAAAAGTTATTTCTTTAGAGTGGCCACATGATAGCAATAAAAATAAATTTGTTGTTTTGACTGGCGGAGAGCCATTGTTGCAAGTAGACACAAAATTAATTGATGCTTTGCATAATGAAGGTTTTGAAATTGCAGTTGAAACAAACGGAACAATTTTGCCGCCTACAGGAATTGATTGGTTATGTGTAAGTCCAAAACAAGGATCAACTCTTGTTGTAAAAAAAGGCAATGAATTAAAGTTGGTTTACCCGCAATATGGATTAGACCCTGAGCATCTTGAAATGCTTGAGTTTGATCATTTTTTAATTCAACCAATGGATGGCCTTCAAATTAAAAGAAATATGCGCCTTGCACTAAAGTATTGTAAAGACCATCCAAATTGGAAATGTACGGTGCAAATGCACAAAGTTATTGGTATTAGATAAATTAAGGAGATTTAAATGACCCAATACGAAAAAGGTTTTGAAGATTGTAAAAAGCAAGTCAAAGCAGCAATGGTGGCAGCGGTTGAAAACGCCATCCTGATGGAGCGCGAGGCTTGCGCGAAGTTGTGTGAAGATTGGCCTGTCGGGCGCGACGACATTTGTGACGTTGCCAAAGCAATCCGCGCAAGGTGGCAGAAATGATTGAATATCACCCACACCCAACAGACCCAAATTTAGTGGTTCTAAAGGTAAAAAAACGATACATAGCCAAGCATTCAGACGAAGATTTGCAAGCAGCGGTTAATGCGGAACGTGAGGCTTGTGCGTCACTTTGTTATAGCGAAGGCAAAGTCAGGCTTGCAGAAACAATCCGCGCAAGGGGACAGAAATGAATGACTGGCAAAAACTAATTGAAATTTATGCCGACGGCAAAAGAATATGTAATTGCCGCCGTGCTTACAGCACACTGCGTGTAAACGGTGCATGGCTTGGTGAAAAACGAGTTGATCATTGGGCTTGCGAAGGAGGGTGCGGCAGCGCGCAAATGATTGCTCAAGATTACGTTGCTAAACAAGTAGTAAAAGAATTGAAATTAGCGGAGATGAAATGACAACAGCAGACAAGATTTTAAAGTTTTGCACCAAGCCTCGCACAGCGTCTGAGCTTGCCGACCATTGCAAAGTGCAACGCAGTAGCATTTACAGCGCACTAGGGCGTATGCAGATGAAGGGCATCCTTAAACGCTTGGGTGACGGCACCGAGCGTGCCACATACATAGTGTCACAACCTACCATTGCCGAGCATCACGAAAACTTGGTCATCAAGTATGCCCACAACCCTTTTGGATTACGCGCATGATTAACATTATTCAATTTGCAGATGGAAAATACGCTGTTATGCGCACAAAAAAGTTTTGGTTTTTTTATACAAAAAATGAATTTGTAGACGGCGACGGGTTTTGGCGCGAATGGGATTCACATACCACTTACACAATTAACCAATACGTCAAACTTGACACGCTTGAGCAAGCGCAAGCTAGACGCGCAAGAGTTAGCAAAACTTTTAAGGTGATCGCATGAGAGAAGCGAGAGAACTTCAGACTTTGATCGACCAGTTGGAACGGTACATCAAAGAGCAAGCCGAGCAGATCGACAGTTTGCACAAAACAATTGATGCTTTAGTGATTGCTTGCGAGCAAGCCAACGCCAAATTAAAGGTTTCCGCACAGCCTGAGCAAAAGCGTTGCGAATGTATTGATCAGTTTTGGTGTGCGACCTTTGACAGGTGTAAACGAAATGAATGAAAGCCAAGTCTACAAACAAATCATTGAGAACTTAGCGCAGATCGACGATGACATTGCACGGTTGCGCCAACAGGCGCTCATGCTGCGCGTAGACATTCAAATACTTATGGAGAAGTACAAATGGTCTACGAAATCATAATGTGGTTCTACGCCTCTATGGCGCTGATGGTAGCGGCGCTCTTGTGGCTGTTTAACACCCGTGAGAAGCCCCACATCTACCCGCCTGAGTGGGTCTGCGACGGGTGTGATCAAGTCTGTAGTGAACTCAAGGAGGGATTCTGTGAATACTGCGAAAAACAATTGGCCAAATAATGTTAATAGAGGCGATTCAAATTGGACAGGGCGCGTTGCGCGTTCAATCCACACGGTGCGGTACGTTTGCCCATACATCCCGTTGTGGCGCAGACTTCTTATGCGAGCATTGAATTGGCTTTGACTTTAACGTCAGCCACACGGTTTAGCCAGCCTTTGCCAAAGGTTGCAAAGGTGCCAAGGGAGCGGTAAAAGTCTTCCTTGGCTTGGCTAAACTTCTCAATCAGTTCAACAGGGTCAATGGCTTGCACAGCGGCAAGCGTCATGGAGCCAAAGCCACCGTCAGGCGTTACACCCACGGCGGTTTGCAATAGCTTGATGGCACGCCCTGGCCCTGCGTTTACCCCAAAATCAAACATTAGGTAGTCAAGCCCAACAGGCAGATCATCAGCGCGCACGGCATCCCAATACTTCTTTTTGTACAACGGCTCAACCTTTTCCGGTGTCAGCCCACGCATTTCTGCCTCGTCGGACTCACGACCCACCCAGTTCTCCCAAGTTGCTTTGGTCACGCCCAAGTTAGTCATGCCGCCTGGATCACTTGGATGGTTTACAAACCCGCCTTCTGATTTAAGCATAAGTTGAAATGCGTTTGACCAGTTACTTAACATCGTCTTTTCCTATTTTTATGCCTGCAATCGTACCAACAAATGCGCCGGTGATCATATTGAACGCAGGGTTGATTAACTTAAATATCTCAGCGTTATCAACTAGTGGATCAAACAATCCAATCAACACAACCAATACCGTTGACATCAACACAATAGAAAGTGAGGCGCAGCAGATTATGGTGATGCGGTCAGCGACGGTCATTTGTCGCTCTTGCTTTTCATGTCGATGATCTTCTCAAGTGTTCTGCCGCCAAAATAAAAAGACATAATTAACATCCCCCATTGCCCGAGCAGCTCAACGTACTTCTCGTTAGTGTCAAGATCAAACGCTGACATCATGGCAAAGATAAAGTAGCCTACCAGAATGGCTATGAGGGTCATAGGGCGAATGTTTTTACTCAGCCAAGAATCAGACCGCATATCGTTCTCTTGACGCTTGGTAAGCTCGCCCTGCTCTTGCATATCAGCCTGCATTTTTGCAAGCTCACCGTTCTGCTGCATCTGCATGAGTTCAAGTTGCGCTTTGGCTTTCTGCTCAGGATCGGGAAAGAACTTGTCCAGCACCTTCATGCCAATGCCAAGAATATCCATGATAGGGAACATTATTTGTCTACCTTCGATTCAAGTTTATCGAACAAGCGGTCGAGCAGCATTTCAACGCGATCAAAGCGTTTGTCCATCTCGGACTTGAGCGTATCCATTTCGCTCTTTTTGACGTACGCGTCGCTGACGTGCAGCTTTAAGTCAGCAATGTCTGTCTTGAGTTCTTTGACAGAATCCCATAATTGACGACAAAACCAACCGCCTACCGCAAGTAGACCACCGGCACCTACGTTGATGAAGTTTTGCCAATCCATTAGTCTTCTCTCAGTTTGTTGCGATTTTGATTTGCGGTCAAGTTATTACGAATTGCGCCTTGAGTCTTAGGGCCTTGACGTTTGCCTGAAGCGTCAGCACGCAATTTTACCAATCGATCCTCTAGCAAGTCTAAAGTAGATTTCATTTGAAGACTAGCTTCTTCTGCTTGCTGAGCCAACGCTGCGTTTTGAGCAGAGGTAGCCCGAGCATCCATCATCTCAGGGGTGCGTGAACGGATGGCAACTTGTTCAAGATCGATTGATTTTTGACGCGCCGTTGCCGCTGCATCTTCAACCCACTTACGATCCATCATGCGGCTGACAATTGCTTTGTCGTTTAACTTTTCAAAGCCTGGGCTTACTTCGGCAATGTAAAACTTGGTTTTATCAAACGCTACTTTTTCAGCAGCGGTTAAATTAAAGTTTTGTCTTGACGTCACTTTGTCTACTGCTGATCCTAGCGTTGACATATAGTTTTGAAAAGTTTCCGGCGTAGCGCCTTTGATGCCTTGGCTTGCGGGAATCAGTTTGCCGCTGATTGGATCTAAGTCAAACAGCGTGCCGCCACCTGCTGGTGTGCGGTTACTAGCTTCAGCAGCAAGACCTTCAGTTTCAGCCATTTGTGCCATACGCACACGCCTAGCGTCCTCTGCGCGCAATCTAGCTGTAACTTCGGGAGCTTCATCTAATCCAAGGCGCAAAGCGTTTGTTGGAGCAGGTTGGCCTTGCATCATTGATTGACGCGCATCAGGCCTGTTTGGGTCAAAAGGAAAACGCGTGGTTTCGCCAGTTGAAAATACAAAATTAGGATCGTTGCGTGGAGCAGAAGGTAAAACAGTCAACTCACGCGACTCAACAGGGCGCAAAGCGTTAACCGGTTGCGGTGGACGGTAATCTTTAGGTACGGCACGACTTGATTGAAATTCTGGCGACATCATTTTATTAGCAGCAACTCGGCGAATAATTTCGCTTATGCCTGCGCCAGCAGCAATTCCAAATGGGACGCCGGCAGGCCCCGCAGAAAAACCAACAAGACCACCAAGCGCGCCGCCTGGCCCTGCTCTAGTAAAAGCAGGCAAGAATCGTTTGTCACCAGAAGATAAAGCTGCAATTTCTGGAAAGTTAGAAGCAATTTTACCTATATCAGCAACTACTCCTGTAACAGGCTCTCCTTTAGAAACTAATTTAGCAAATACATTTGGATCAATTTGACCTGTGCCAAAATTTGTTGCCGATTCCATATCATATGTTTGTGCCATTTTTGTTCTGGCATTAACAAATGCTTCTCGAGCTTTTGCGTTTGGTAAATTGTTGTCTATTAAACTTTCTAATACTTTAGCTGCGCCAATTTTTGCATCAGCCATTGCTTTAGCATTAGGGTCTAATGGGCCAACAGCACGAAAAACATCTGACGCCTGTTGCCGCATTAAACGAATAGTGTCTAAAAGTTTAGTGCCGTCGCCGCCTTTTAATAATTCTGTTTTTAAATTATCGAGATATGTGCCAACTTGCGCTGCTTGGCCGTCGTCAACGTAAAGTTCTTTTGCGCGTAACTTATCAAGTTTTTTTAACGCATCTGTATCAACAATAACTTGCTTAATATTGCGTACGGTTTCGTACGGGCCAGCGATGTCATCTCTTGCGCGCACGTTGTCGTATATTTTTGGATCTGTAAGCGAAACATCGTCGCCAAGACCCAAATCTTTTTTAACAATGTTTGCCCATTTTGGTCTGTTATTTTCTGATAAACGATTATCTAAATCAGCACTACCAATCAAACCTGTACGAACACGATTGCGCATACTAGGATTAGATGCCGCAGGGTCTAATGAAATGTCGTATTTTTGAGCAAGATTTGCAGCATCAATTTGTGGGCCACGCGCATAGCTTTCAGCAACGCGTGCTTCGCTAGATGCTTTAACAGATGGTATTTGATCAACGGCACTTTTTAAATACCCTGCTTCGTTTCTTACAGCGGTCGCTGCTTGACGGGCAGCGGCGGGGGCAAATGCCGCAGCAGTTGCACCTTGAGCAAAAGGAATAGCACTAAAGTCTACGCCTTCTAGCTTCTCACCGGCGTACCCAATAATGTCTTTAGCTGTTTGCGTTTGTGGTGTTAATTGAAATTTTGATACGTTAGTAGCATAACGCGCGCCTCGGGCTTTACCTTCAGGCGTGTTTACCCCGCCTAAATACTCACCGGCAACAGCAGCAAAGGGGGCGATAACATTGCTTGGTATGTTGGCTATTGTATTAAAGGGAACTTCTAAAGCACCCACCGCATAATCCATCATCCCTCGGTCAGGCGCGCGCGCAGAGGGTATAGCATCCGGTTGACGGATGACTTGGCCTTGAGCGTTAAGCTGCGGCACGGCGCTGCCGTATTGATTTGACGCAGGTTGTTCTAATACAAACCCTTGCGGCAACGCCATGCGGGGCGGCGCTGTTGCAGTAGGTGTTTCAAGTGTAAAACCTTGTGGAAGCGCCATTATTTTGCCTTTACGGGAGTCCAAGTATTGCCGCCATCAGTTGACATGATGCGATCTTTGCCGTTTGTGGCGTATATAGGCGGGTTTGCTGTTGCGCCTGTACTAGACCCTGCACCA